GCAGGAGTTGATGGCGGTCTACGAGAGATTCGCCCGGCTGGCGGACGACCACTCGGGGATCCCGGCATACGTCTACGGCGATCTCAACGTGCAGGGTGCCGGGCGTACGTCGTCCGGTCTGTCCATGCTGATGGGCGCTGCGGGTAAGGGTATCCGGCAGGTCGTGATGCACATCGATGGCGATGTCGTTAAACCAATCGTGCAACGTCAGTTTATCTACAACATGCGGTACGATGAGGACCAGTCGATCAAGGGCGACGTTGAGGTCGTGGCGAAGGGGGCTGTGAACCTCGCCATGAAGGAGACGACGAACGTCCGACGGCTTGAGTTCCTGAACGCAACGGCCAACCCGATCGACATCGAGATCATGGGTAAAGAGGGCCGGGCGGCGGTGCTGCGTGAAGTGGCCAAAAGCCTTCAGATGCCCGGTGATGAGGTCGTTCCGTCACAGGAGAAGACGACTTTCTCCGGGCGCATGGCGGCAAAACTCGCCCAGCAACAGCCTCAGCAGGCGCAGCCTACGATGCCTGACGGAGCGCCGAAGGGCGGGATGGAGGCCAACATGGTCCAGAACCGGTCGAGCGGAAGGGCGGCGTAATGCGCCCCACCCCCCAACAGATCCAGATGTTGGCACGTGTCACAAGACAGTACCCTGAGTTTGTCGAGTGGCTCGATGCTGTCAGAACACAAGAGCTTGATTCTTTACCATATGTTGTGAATAATCCAGCTTTAGCACAAGGGCGGTGTCAAGTACTGACTGAGATCCTCAAGTTGGTCAAAGACGCGCCCAACCTTGCGGCTAGGTAATAGCCGACATTCAAGCTCACATACGGAGCAACCATGAGTCTTCCAGAGCAGCTTAAGAAACAGACCGAGGCCATCAGCGAGTACTACCGGAAGGCGGCAGAGAGTGCTGCGAATCCGGGTGCCAGTGAGGGACAAACCCCCACTGAGCAAGGTACGAGTCAGCCAGCCGACGAGTCCCAACCTGCTGCCGTTCAGCCGCAGACAAATGAGCAACCGTCTGTTGGCGACAATGATTCGGAGAATGAGAACTCTGAGACTTTTGCTCAGAGATGGCGTTCGCTTCAGGGGTCGTACAACGCGCAAGTCCGTGCCAACAGAGAGATGCAGCAGAGGCTCCAGAACATGGAGCAGCTTCTTGCCTCGATGTCGTCGCAGAGTGCGCAGCCCGCAAAAACTACTCCGCAGGCTGAATCGGTCGTTCAACGACTGGTCAGTGAGAAAGATGTGGAGGAGTATGGTGATTCGATCGACGTGATGCGGAAGGTGACTCGTGAGGAGCTTCACGAAGTTGCGTCCCGGATCGCCCGGATCGAAGCTGCTCTTCAGCAGATGCAGTCGCAGGTTGTTCCGCAGGTTCAAGCCGTCGCCAAGCGACAGGCTGTTACCGCAGAGCAGCAGTTCTGGACTGATTTGACTGGGGCGGTAGCCAACTGGCGTGAGATCAACGGTAATGCCGCTTTCCAAGAGTGGCTGTTGCAAGCTGATCCGCTGACCGGTATCACGCGGCAGACGTATCTCGAAGACGCGCAGGGCGCACTCGATGCGAATCGGGTGGCAAACATTTTCCGGACTTGGCTTGCGAACACTGGACAAGCCTCTGCTGCTCAGAAACCCACGCGGTCTGCTGCGTCGGAGTTGGAGAGACAGGTTGCGCCCGGGCGGTCGAAAGCCGCGCAGGCACCAGCTTCCAACAAGGCGAAGACCTACACTCCTGAGGACATTCGTACGTTCTTCAACGACGTGCGGTCCGGGAAGTACAAAGGTCGGGAGCAGGAGCGTGACCGTATTGAACGCGATATTTTTGCTGCACAGCACGATAATCGCATCGTAAACGCTTGAATGTAAGGAACTATCATGGGATACCCCGTCTCTCCGGGCCGTCCAAATTACTCGGGAAATTTCATCCCCGAAATTTGGTCCGGCAAACTGATTGAGAACTTCTACGACGCCACCGTTCTGGCGGCGATCTCCAACACCGACTACGAGGGCGAGATCCGCCAGATGGGCGATACGGTCAACATCCGTACCACCCCTGAGATCACCATCCGCTCGTACACCAAGGGTCAGACGCTTGTCGTAGAGAACCCTGACAAGCCCAAGATCCAGCTTGTCATTGACAAAGGCGAGTACTTCGCTTGCGTCGAGGACGACGTGGACAAGGTTCAGGCCGACATCAACCTGATGGACACTTGGTCGAAAGACGCTTCCGAGCGGATGAAGATCAAGATCGACCAGCGCGTTCTGACCGACCTGCTGCCTGACATCGCATCGACCAACAAGGGTGCGACGGCTGGTGCGAAGACGGCGTCGTTCAACCTCGGCACCAATGCGGCTCCGCTGACCGTCACCAAAGACGGCGTTGGTGGCACTACCTCTGTCGTCGATCTGATCGTCGACATGGGTACCGTGTTGGATGAGGCGAACGCCCCCGAGGCCGGTCGGTACCTCGTCATCCCCGCCAAGATGGCCGGTCTGATCAAGAAGTCGGAACTCAAGGATGCTTCGCTGACCGGCGACAACATCTCTGTGGTCCGTAATGGCCGTCTCGGTATGGTCGATCGGTTCACCATCTACGTGAGTCACAACCTGTTTGTCTCGTCTGGTAAGTTCAGCCTCATCGCTGGGCACAAGATGGGCTTCACGTTCGCCTCGCAGATGACGGAGATGGAGACCATCCGGTCCGAGTCGACGTTCGGTGACATCGTTCGCGGACTGCAAGTCTATGGCTACAAGGTCGTGAAGGGCGAAGCCCTGTCGCAGGCCATCGTGCAGTTCTAATACAGGGGCTTCGGCCCCTTCAATGAAAGGATTTTGTCATGGCTGCGTATACCGACTCTCTTGGCTTCAATAAGGGCACCGCTGCGTTCCCCGCTGATGTCACCGCTATCTCGAAGTTTCTGGTTAAACTGGACTTCGCCGCGATCATTGCTGCGCGTTCTGCTGCTGGGGCTACCGCTCTGGCCGCGACTGATACGCTTCAGATCATCTCCCTGCCCGCCTACTCGGTGGTGCTGGCCGCTGGCCTGAATGTCGTCACCGCAGAAACTGTCAACACGACTGCGACGTTTGACCTTGGTTTCACTGGCGGTTCGCCTGCTGCCGCCAACGTGTACGCCGATGATGCTCCGGCCAATGCAGTAGCAATGGATTCGGACAACCTCGCTAACCCGACCGTCATCAAGACTGCGGATACCATTGATCTTCTCTTGAACACGGCTGTTCCCACCAACTGCGTTATCCAAGTGTGGGCCATCGTTGCAGACTGCTCGTCGGTCTAATTTAGACAAGGGGGCTTCGGCCCCCGTCTATGAAAGGAGAACATCATGGGTGTTTACACAGGTATAGCGCAGGACAATGTAACCATCAATAGCGGTAGGGCAACTTTGCAGTCGTTGACTGTAGCTGGCCCACTGACTATTTCTGGTGCGTTCACTGCTTCTGGCGCGTTGCTTTCTACGGCCCCGGTAGTCAAGACGGCAGACTTCACTGTCGGCGATGCTGAGACTTTTCTTGTCAACAACAAGTCTGGCGCTGCATGTAGTGTGACGCTTCCCGCAGCGGCGTCGTGGACTGGTCGTATTCTGGTTATCAAGACCATTCAGGCGCAGGCAGTGAACTCTGCTTCGTCGAATGTGATCCCGGCTAACTCGAATACTGCTGGTACTGCCATCGTTACTGGCACTGCTGGTAACTGGGCAATGCTGGTAAGCAATGGCACCAACTGGGTGATCATGGCAACGTGATGTAAACTGACAGGGGCTTCGGCCCCGTCCTTGAGAGGGTTCTATGCCTACGAGTTTGACAGGGCAGACGGTTGCCTCGACGTACGGTCAGGTTCTGCATCTCGATGGCGGGGTGACCGGGTCGCTGAAGACCGTCTACGATGGGGACGGTACTGCTTCGGCCCTCCAGATCAGCAGTGCCGGGTTCCGTGTGACCGGAACTGGAGAAATCACCGGACTTCATACGTTCGGTGCCGGGGTACGCGAGAAGCGTGTCGTACTTGCATCTCCGTCCAATATCGACGTCTCCGCAGGGAGCGTGTTCACATACACCGTTAGTGGAGCTACGACATTCACGTTGTTGGCGGGGAGTGTCCCGTCCGCCGGTACTGTCGCGTCATTCATCATGGACCTGACCAATGGGGGTTCTGCCGTAATCACGTGGTGGTCTGGGGTGAAGTGGGCCGGTGGGGCGCAACCTACCCTCACTACGTCCGGACGAGATGTACTCGGGTTCTTCACTCACGATGGGGGGACTATATGGACTGGCCTCCTCCTTGGTAGGGACGTTAAATGACCGTCAGGTCAATCGTCATGGCGGGGGCTGGACTGGCAGCGCCGGGAGTAGACTGGACGTATCGCTCTGGTTTGTCGTCGACAGCGTGGAGCACCACGTCGGCTAACGCTATAGCGTGGACTGGTTCCCAGTTTTGTGTGGTTGGGCTTTCTGGTAAGGCGGCTACTAGCCCCGATGGTGCAACGTGGACGAATCAGACGGGGCTTTCTGGGACTGCTTGGGGCACTAAGATTGCTACCGATATCGTGTGGACCGGCTCCCAGTTTTGTGTGGTTGGTGATTTAGGGGCGGTCGCTACCAGTCCTGACGGTATTACGTGGACGTACCGCTCTGGTTTGTCGTCAACAGCTTGGGGGAGTAAAGCCGCTTATGCTATTGCGTGGACCGGT